ACTGATATGCAGTTGCATACATTGGTATCCTTCTGGTCGGAGGGTGAGGCGATATTTAAGATTAGAGAAGCACCTACGATGGACACTGATGGTACGATTCATCCTGCTAATAATCGATGGAGAGCTGGTACACCGAATACTACAACAGTATTAGATAATTCAACAGGTAGTTGGGTTGCAGGTAATTGTACGATAGATGCAACTGTGTTAGCTGGTGGTAATATTATCAATGGTGGCGGTGAAGGTGAGCAGATAGGTGTTGGTAAGTTCAGTGGCGGTTCTGTTGATGCTGCTCATGAATGGGTACTGGAATCAGATACAGAGTATTGCTTTGAGTTCCTAAATGGTACAGTGTTGGCTAATGAAATGAGTATAGGTCTTAGTTGGTTTGAAGTACCTAATGCACAATAATAACATGAATAAGGAGAACACCCATGAGTGATGTAACGATGACACTAGGTGAGTTAGTGGATTGTAACTCGAGTTTTCAGAAACTGAGTGCAACCAATTTGAAGAATGTCGTGCTGTCGTATAAGGTAGCGATGTTGAAGAAGAAGATTAAAGAACACGTAGAGGCATACTATGAAACGATACAGACTGTATTCAAGGATGCAGGTGCAGTTGATGAGCAGATGTCATTACCAGATGGTGGTGTATTAGGTATGTTAGTCTTCCCAAAGGATGATGATGGGAAAGAAGTTGTTAGTAAGAAGAAGCAGAAAGCGTGTAATGATCAAAAGAAAGAATTACGTGAGAAGGAAATCACGATAGAGGGTGTACCGCAGGTGACGACTGATATGCTGAAGAATGAAGCACATCCATTGACACCAGATGACTTCCTTGCACTTGAATGGTTAATTGAACTAAAGGAGTAGCATGATGGAGTTAATACTTAAGCATCGTGGAGAGGTTGTGGCGGCCAAGTTTAATAAGATTGGCAGGCTTGTCGATGTAAAGAGTGATAAGGTATACGGTGTCCTTAATGAGGATGTTGAGTTCGTTGGTGTTGAAGATATTGACGTTGCACCGAAGTTGAATAGTAAGACTGCTGTGTTGAAGAAGTTCCTTGATAAGAGGCAAGTACCTTATGGTATGAAGGCTAGTAGGAAAGAACTAATGGAGCTTGTGAAGAAGAACCGTTAAACCTTCCTATTAAATTTAATAGGTAGATTCAAATTGAGGTGAAGTTGTGACAATTGATCTAGTACAGTTAGCAGTGACACATGGTCTTGATGTTGTGATAGGCGGTGCAGTTGTTGGTGGTGCTGTAGGCATGCAGGCCATTAGAAGGGAAATAAAGTATAATACTATACGTATTGTGAGTATGGTTTATGCACTTGACAAGGAATCTAAGAATGGTTTCATGAAATCTTATATGTTTAAGAAGAGTGAACTATTGGAAGAACACGGGTTCAAACATAATAAGGGAGTAAGTGATTAGTATGAGTGATCTATTAATTTGGTTATCGGCGCAGACTGGTATCACGGAAACTGCATTAGCATGGATAGGGTCAACAGTGATATTCCCTTTCCTTGGTTGGTTGATGAAGGAGATTGAATGGAAAGAATATGAACGTGCTGTATATGTTGCAGTATATGCATTCGGTCAAGGCGTCAATGATGCAATCCTTAAGGTGAAGGGTCTTGGTTACGTTTGGGAGAATTGGTTAGAACCATTCGTCATTAAATTCATTGCTGGTATCTTTAGAGTGATAGCACAGATACCTATGGCCTTTACAGCAGGCCTTAACAGTCGTGGCGAATCGTTAGTAGAGAAGTAAGCACGTGTACGCTCATGAAATACCAGATATAACTAATGCCAGTAAGGCAGAGGTTAAGGACATCATGGCGGAGTGTGTCAATGACAGAGCACTGGCCTGTAAGGTATTATTCCCTGAGCGTTTTGAATTACCATTTGCTGAGAAGATACATGGTAAGATTTTTGACATGATTAATAGCGGTGTTCAGCGAGGTGCTATTGCGGCGCCTCGTGGCATCGGTAAGACAACGGTAGTGAACGTCGCGATACCTGCCACTGAGATACTATTTCGTAGCGCCAAGTACATCGTCCCGATAAGTGCAACGAACACTATGGCTGTTCAGCAGTCTGAGTCGTTGAAGTGGGAATTGATGACTAATGAGCGTATTAAGAAGTTATTCGGTAATATGCAGAGTAATATGTTTAGTAAGGAACAGTGGACAGCGGATAACTTCCGTGATGATCCACGTTTCCCAGGAACTGGAATAATGCCAAGGGGTGCAGGACAGCAGGTTCGTGGTATGAACTATTACGGCGTACGTCCTGACTTCATCATTGTGGATGACCTTGAAGACCCTGAGCATATGGATAGTGAAGATCAGCGGCTTAAGAAGAAAACGTGGTTCAATGCTGACGTACGTAGGGCTGTTGCAAGGTATAAGAAGGATTGGCGTATCTTCGTTATCGGAACTGTGTTGCATGAGGATAGTCTCCTTAACAATTTGTTAGAGAGTCCTGACTGGGAAAGTGAGATGCTCGAGTTATGTGATGATGACCTCGTTAGCAATTGGCCTTCATACATGAGCGATGCTGATGTGAAGGCGGAGTATGATGAAGCCGTCAGGGATAACATGGTTGATGTATTCTACCGTGAGAATAGGAACCTGCCTGGGGCTAAGGAAGCGGCGGGGTTTAAAGCATCTGACTTCATGCCATATAATGAAAGTGATATTAATGATCCCTTTCACCGTATTAAGGATATGCCGACTGCTATTATCATTGATCCAGCTAAGACTGTTAAGATGGAAAGTGCGGAGACTGGAATAGTAGGAGTTGGATTTGATACTCTTGGTAATGGCATTTATGTGCGTGATGCTCTTGGCCTTAAGTTACATCCTGACGAAATCTATGATGTAGCAATTGACATGGCCTTTCGATTGAAAGCAGATGCAATTGGCGTTGAAGTCACATCGTTAGATCTATTCATCACTAAGCCGTTGAAGGATAGGATGAGGGAGAGGGGCTTCTACGGACCACTGATTGAATTGAGAGCGAAGGGTAAGAAGGAAGAACGAATAAGGGCAATGGTAAAGTACTATCGTCAACATCAGATGCATCATAATGTAAGTAGATGTACACCTGTTGAGTCACAATTATTATCCTTCCCACGAGGGAAGAGGGTTGACGTTATTGATGCACTTGCCTACTTCATCGTATTGATGGAGGATGGGGAACTTGAGTTTGGTCCAGCTGATTGGGATGAGAAGAATGATGATCCTGAATTAGAGTATGCAGAACTGGAAGAGGAGTATGATCCAGTTGTTGAATATAATCGTATTATATAAAGGTATGTTATGGCTAATATAGCACAAGGAGCATTCCGAGGTCCACTGACCAGTACTTCATTTAATAATAAGAAGTATGGTTACAAGTATCCCGATAATCTGGATATAAAACCTGGAAGTGATCTCCACAATCACATCGTTAAAGAAGTAATGATTCGTGCACAGGATAGTCATGAGCACATTAGTAGAAGGTATGGTAACTGGAGGGAGATTGATAAGGCGCTAACGGCGTACGTTGATCCTGCCGTGTTGCAAGATGAGGATGATAAGGGTGATAAGACTCATACTATTGTAATACCGACTACGTATATGAACATGGAGACTGTGATGACTTATATGGTTAGCACATTCCTTGTTCCACCTATATTCAGATACCATCCTAGGAATCCTGAAGCCACTGTGGGTGCTCGTCTCCTTGAGTTGATCGTACAGCAGCAGATGCATTATAGTAAAGCGTCCGTTAACCTGCATACACAGTGGCGAGATTCCTTTGCATACGGCTTCGGCATCGCAGCACCTGTGTGGTATGAAGAGACTGCGGTACGTCGTGCAACGGAGCCTGAGGGCTTCTTCTCATCCATAACGAGTGCATTTAAGAAAACTGGTGATGTGGAGAAGGAAGAAGAGTTCCTAGTATTTGAAGGTAACCGACTATTAAATATGAGTCCGTATAGTGTATTTCCTGACCCTAATGTAGCGATACAGGATATACAAGATGGAGAATTCTTCGGCTGGATTGATCGTGATAACTATGTTGGTATGCTGGAGAGGGATAGTCGTCAGGGTGGTGACTTATTCAACGTTGAGTACTTGAATGAAGTACAGGATGCAAGGAGTCAATTCTCTATAACTCATGATAGTGGTAGGACTAAGCAACAGATGCCTGATCCTACAAGACAGAAGAGTATTGACACAGTGTATATGTACATTAACATTATTCCGAAAGACTGGAAGATTGGGAAGAGTAAGTTTCCACAAAAGTGGCTCTTCGGTGTATCATCCGATCAACTTGTGACGAAGGCAATGCCTGTAGGGTTGCATCATAATAAGTATCCCATTACATCGTGTAGTCCTGACTTTGATGGTTACAGCGGAAGTCCTATTAGTCGTATGGAGATTATCAATGGGATGCAGAAGGCAACCGACTTCGTTATCAATAGTCATATGCAGAATGTCCGTAAGGCTGTTAATGATATGATCATCGTTGATCCAATGAGTGTTAACATGAATGATCTTCGTGATCCTGGTGCTGGGAAGTTGATTAGGACGAGACGCAGAGCGTGGGGTAAGGGTGTTGATAATGTTGCTAAGCAATTGAACATTAGTGACATCACTCGGAACAACGTGCAGGATGCGATGTACTTTATGCAGATGATGAATAATGCCAGTGGTGCACTTGATGCCATATCTGGTGTTATGAAGGATAAGGGAGAGAGACGGAGTGCAACTGAGGTTAAGGGTGCAAGGACTGGTGCACTTAGTAGGCTTGAGAAGAGTGCGAAGATGATTAGTGCACAGAGTATGCAGGATATCGGCTACCTATGCGCAAGTCAAACGCAACAGTTGATGAGTGAGAGTACGTACCTTCAGATCGTTGGTAGGCATAAGAATGATCTGGTACGTACATTTGGTGAAGAATTTGTAAACGTAGACCCACGTGATATTAACGTTAACTTCAGCGTGGAAGTGAGTGATGGGAGTATGCCAGGTGGTGAGGATGCAGATGTATGGACACAGATGTATCAAGTGTTAGCACAGAATCCTGAGGTTGGTAAGAACTTCGACATGGTAAGGATATTTAAGCACATTGCACGGCAGATGGGTGCTAAAAATGTAGAGGACTTTGAACTGAAGCCTAATCAAGCACCGCAAGTGCAAACGCAAGATGATGAAACTGTAATGAAGGAAGTGGATAAGGGTAACCTTGTACCACTTCCGCAAAGATAAGGGATATAAGAATGCCTATTGATGAGGAGCGCGATATACCGACAGCCGCGCAGATGAAGAGTTTCCGTGAGAACATCGTATGGCTTGCTATTGAGGAACAGATTAAGATGAGCCTTGATGTGACGACGAAGGATTTGTTAGCGGAAGATGATATTAAACTAATGTACCGTTTCCAAGGTGAAGCGAAGGCATTAGAGGATATACTATTATTACCTGAGGTGCTTTATGAGGAAGCTCTCAGTGATGAACAAGAAAATGAGAGAGGAAGTAACGATGACGACTGAAGAGAAGACTGAGCAAGAAGAACAAGCAAGTGATGTAATGAAGACTCTTGGACTTACTAAGACTGAAGAGCCTGCAGAAACTGAAGAGGAAGAAACCGAAGAGACTGAGGAGACCGAAGAAGAGGAAACTGAGGAAGAAGAGTCTGAAGAAGAAACTGAGGAGGAAGAAGAGGAAGAGACGGAGGAAGAAGAGACTGAGGAAGAGGATGAAGATGAACGGGATGAGACGATAGAACGTCTTCGTAAGGCACTTGCTGATATTGGTAAGGCAGCGCCCGCCGCTGCGACTCCACCAGTTGCAACACCTCCTGTAACACCGCCTCCTGTTAAGGACACTGCTCTTGAGTTTGTGACACAAGAGGAACTTGATGAAGCGACACAGGATAGTGCAAAGATGAATGCACTGCTGACGAAGGTCGTGAATGTGACTAGAACAAGTGTTGAGCAGAACCTTCGAACGAATGTCACTGATCAAGTGCAGACAAGGGCGGCAACGATAGCACGTGCAGATGAATTTTTCAAGGAGAATAATGACCTTCTCCCGTTTAGAAAATATGTTGGTGTACTGGTTGATGAGGTACAGAAAGAAGATTCAAAACTATCCCTTGATGAATTGTTGAGTGAAGCGGAATCTCGCGCTCGCAAGACATTAGGAATTAAGAAGGGTGTTCCTCGGAAGGACCCCGATACTCCTCCAAAGAAGAAGAGTAAAAAGAAACCTGCCTTTCCGACTAAGCCAAAAGGGCCAGGTAAACGAGGTTCTGATGATAGGACAGCTCTAGCGAAGGACGTCCAAAACACACTGGGTTTGACAAGTAAGTAAATTGGAGCAACATTATGAGTGATTATGATGCCATTCTTCTTCCGCGTACCACGCAGGAGTTACTGGAGAATGACAAGAAATTAGGTCTCGGTGTTCGAGGTATATACGGGATTGGATATCCGCAAGTACCTGCAAACGGCGCTGTAGAGGCTCACGGCGCAACTGATACGATCGTAGCGGCTGATTTTGGTAAGAATAACACTAACACGGGTGCGTCAGGTACAACTGTACATACGTTACCCGCTGCTGCATCCCATCCTGGACAGGTGATTAGGTTCACTGCGTTAGCTGCACAGATTATGCAGATTGACCCAGCGACTGGCGAAGCAGTTTGGTTGAATGGTAGTGGTGTTGTGAGTAAGTATGTGCAGGTTGCAGGTGTCATTGGTAATTACATCGACCTATGGTGTGATGGCCTTGGATACCATGTTGTCGGTTATGCTGGTGTCGTGACCAAAGAAGCTTAGAGGAGGTGAACCATGACTATGTTTGGTAAACTTCGACAAGCAGGAATTGAACTGTCAAATGGGGCAGTTGAGTTCTTTTGGAAAGGTGTAACTGCGTATCCACAAGTGCCTGCAAATGCAGATGTGGAAGCGCATGCGGCTACTGATACAATTGTAGCTGCTGACTTTGGGAAGAATAATACGAACACAGGTGCCAGTGGTACCACTGTTCATACCCTCCCAGCACCTGGCCCTTACAAGGGTAAGTCAATACGCTTTCAAGCAACAGCCGCGCAGATCATGCAGATTACCCCGCCAACTGCGGTGGGTATCTACCTTGGTGGTAGTGGAGTTGCGACAAAGTATCTAAACATTGCTGCTGTGATTGGTAATTATGCTGATCTGTATAGCAATGGTACACATTATCTCGTTACAGGTTATGCTGGCGTATTAACAAAGGAGGCTTAAGAATGAGTGCATTTTTAGGTTTGAGAGGAACGGGAGACTGGGTAACAAATCAGCTTCCTGAAACCTGGCGAGAAGGTATACTCCATGAGTATCCTAATGGTCAGGCACCGTTGACAGCAATGCTCGGGATGATGAATAGTGAAGCCCCTGATAGTGCCAAGTTTCATTGGTTTACAAAGGCACTGCCACAACAGGCTGGCGCAGTAACTGGTGTATATACAGATATTGGCTTGTCTAGTGCATACTCATCTGGTGGTGTATCAGGTGACATCTTATTTATTAAGATGGCTGAAGCGTTGAGTGATGAGATTCGTAAAGGGCATACTGTCCTACTGCGTGATGCATCTGATCTTGATGTTGATGTAGCTGCTGATGTTATTAGCAGTAATCAAAATGGCGCTTCATCCTATATCAAGGTTGCCTTGTTAGAAGATGATGATAACAGTAGTAGTCATGATCTTAGTGATTGTGACCGTGCTATGGTAATTGGTAGTGCACAGGCTGAAGGTAGCCCAATGCCAGATACCATTGCGTATGATGTGACTGAGTATGATAACTATACTCAGATCTTCGAAACACCGTTAGAACTGACACGTACTGCTCAGAAGAGTAAACTGCGTACAGGTCCTGCATACGATGAATCTAAGAGAGAGTGCTTAGAGCTTCATAGTATTGAGATGGAGAAGGCTTTCATCTGGGGTGTGTATAAGTTGAAGACTGGTGTCAATGGGAAGCCTAAACGCTTCACACGTGGTATCGTTCAGCACATCAAGGCTAACGCCAGTAGCAATGTTGTTAACTTTCAGACTGACACTAACTATAGTGGACAAACTTGGATGCAGGGTGGAGAGCACTTCCTCGACACTTATCTTGAACAAGTCTTCCGCCATGGTAGCAATGAAAAGATGGGTATCTGTGGTTCTGGTGCCTTGCTTGGATTGCAACGATTAGTGAAGGCAGTTGGATACTATCCGATTACCAGTAAGACCAAATCGTATGGTATTCAGGTAGGTGAATGGGTGACACCTTTCGGTACATTATACCTGAAGTCACATCCATTGTTCAACTACGAAACCACGACTCGTAACACGAATCTAATTGTTGATATGAAGTACATCAAGGAAAAACCTCTTGATAATACTTTCTTCAATGAAGATGATAGTGATCGCAAGGGTGGTCAGGCTAAGATCGATGGTAAGAAGGAATCTTACCTTACTGAGACTGGCTTGGAAGTTCATTACTTCAATGCTCACATGCTTATGAATGGTGTGGGACTTGATAGTACTGTTTAACTGATAACTAGGTTTGGGGCGATGCTTTGTGTGTCGCCCCTTCCTATTAAATTTAATATGAAGGTGAACATATGTCACTAACGGTTATAAGAGCATTGGTTATATCTAACACTGGTCGTACTGATCTCGGTGCACTTGATGGGAGCACTGACGCAGGTGTTAATAGTTATATAAATGCGGGTCAAAGATTTCTTGACCGCCTTCAACCGACTCCTGGAAGCAGGAAAAGATTTTATGCTGATTTGTTAAGTGGGGAATATAAAGTCACTATGGATAAGATGCGTAGTGTCGAATCGGTATGGGCTACGGGGACTAATGGGAAGCGTGTTGAATTAACAAGGGAAGATATTGATACTCTTCGTACTGAATATGAGAAGGACTGGGATAGTGAAGATACTGGTACACCTGCTTATTACGCAACTGGTGTACATCGACTAGCGCCTAGTCAACAGCAAGAGACGGATGATTCCTTCGACGGACGTGATGACTATAAAGGAGTATCATTCCAAGCGAATGAAGGTTACGATACACTGATAGTAGCACCACCAGTTGATGAGTTATATACGATAGATGTATTTGGAGAATTCTACTCACCTGAACTTGGTCTTGAAGTTGCATCGGTAGGTGCTATTACATTCACAGGACTTCCAGTTGTAGATGAAGTGATGGTTATTGATAGTACTACATTTACGTGGAAGGCTGCGAGTGGCGGTATTACTGAGATTACAATCGGTAGCACGATTGCAGAATGTTTAACTAACGCGATTGCTATTATCAATGCACATGCTGTTACAGCAACTGCAAGTAGTGCTCGTGGTACACTCCTACGTATCACATGGGATACTGCAGGTACAGCAGGTAATAGCATCACGTTCACCACTGATGTGACGTTAGCGAGTATTGACGGAAGTGGTACATTGGGTGGTAGTCAGAGTGGTACTACGATAGTGGAGAGTTGGTGGACAAGGGTAGAGCCATTTGCATTAGTATATGCAACGAACTGGTTCATTGAGACTAGTTATCGTAATACTGAAGGTGCGAAGGATTGGATGAATTCACTTGGTGAATTATTGAAGGGTATTGACCTTGATATGGCCATGAGTGAAGGCGGTAGTCAGATCAATCAAATGAGAGGTTAATGTGGCTAAAGAATTTGCAATAAAACTGGATGGTGTGGATAAAGGTCTTCGTCCTCGTAAGTACATGCCGAGGAATAGTGTGCAGACTATTAGCCATTTGAATACAAGAGTTGGGGAGCGTGGGCTTGAGACATTTGAGCCACTGGCGACGATTATGAGTGGGAGTACACTATATACCACATACGGTGTCAGCGTCAATAGTCCTAATCCACAGTTTATCAAAGGTCAAGAGGTAATATACCTTGTTGATAAAAATCGTCTATTCACAATTGACTTCACTGCAGGTACATTGACTGAGATTGATATATATAGATCTAATGTGCCAAACGTAGTAACGACAATAACTGCTGGTCACAGTTGGCAGTTCATTGACTTCGGAAGTGCATGGATGATGGTGAATGGGACTGCTACTATATTTAAGATGAATCCACAAACTGGTATGACGCGAAATGCTGGTAACTACGATCACGTATATGGGAATAATACTCAGAATATAAATGCAGGTCTTGAGTTCCAAGGTCGCATGATGTTAGGTGGATTCGATAGTACTACCTTAACAGCACCGTGGCGAGCCTTCTGGTCAACATTGGCGAATAAGAATAATTATGATCTTGAATATGAATTTAAACTTGATGCAAATATGGTGATGTGGACGACTGTAGGTGCAATGGATATGTTCTGGTTATTCTATCCTGAGTTGATGATTAGTAGCATTGTCAATGGCGCTGATTATAGTGCAAGTGATCCAATCATGTTCGATGTAGTGAGGCGTGGGGATGCAGGCTTCGCAGTGATGCCCTTTAAAGGTGCTGTGAAGCATATGAAACGCCTCGGTGATAGTGTGATAGTGTATGGGGAAGATGGAGCGGCTATCATGAAAGGTATTGTGGAGCCTATCCCGACGTTCAGCGTTACCAAGTTGGACATACCTGGTATCATGAATACTGGTGCGGTGAATGGAGATAAGGATCAACACGTGTTGGTGGATAAAGAAGGTTACATATGGCGAGTGACTGAAGAAGGTCCTGAGCGACTGGATTACCATGAGTACGTTAGCGAGATTGATGATGATGATGTAATTGTATCTTATAATAAAGTGCTTGGCGACTTCTACATAACCAATGGTGCGAGGACGTTCTTACTCTCCCCGCATGGTATGAGTGAAGTTAGTCAAGTAATAATGTCGACTGTGTATCATAACGGTCAAGTTTATGGAGTAACGCTATGAGTGAGTTAAAGATTAAAGTAGCTGGTGTTGTCAAGTCATGGCAGACCGATCTTGAGACTGGGGCGATGGTGCCTGGGACTGAGAAAGAAGAACATAATACCATTGGTAGTGACCTTAAGGCATACCTTGCAGAAAGTATGGCTGTTAATGTAGATGAAGCTATCAATAACTTCATCGCAAGTGATGCTTATGCGGCTGATAAAGATGGTATCGCATATATCGCCGCTGGCGCTGCAATTCATTCACACTGGTTCGTTACATCGTTGAATGATGGAGGTGATGGAACTGAGACGTATGTTGAATTTTATGGCTACGTTGATGGTGCTGTTACACTTAACGGTACACTTCAATTGGGTTATAAGTTAATAGGTGGTGCGAGTGCAAGTGTGTTCACAAGTACATTCGCAACATACACGATTAATGAAGTTGTCCCTGCCGCGAGACGTTTTCACTTCTATTGGAAAGTGACAATGAGTTAAACCTTCATATATAATTTAATAGGAAGGTGCAAATGATATGCCTATAGGTAAAGTAGTAGCTAATTTAAACGCAGCCACTGGCATCGGTTATACTGGTGCGAGTGCTACGTTTTGGAAAGCGCAGGTATACGAGTGGACAGAAGCTGATGGAATAATAACGTGGATGGGTACTTGGGATAATAAATTAAGTACTTACACTGATAGGGATGCAGGTACTGATACTGGTATGTACTTATTGATATTTGAAGACCTCGGTGATGACATTGATATATTAAGTGGTGAAACTATTGATATGAATGATGCAATTCGTGCTTTCACTGTGGCAATGCCTGATATTATACCTGCTATGACAAGTGTAGGTTATGGAGTAGAGAATGAGTATTGGCTCTTCTTCGCAATTGCAGATACTGGTGGAACGACAGCAGTTGCATTCGAGCCTGACCGTGTTAAAACTGCTGTTAATAAGCAACTCGCACAGATTAAAGATTATGGATATGTCCTTAATGATCAACAGATAATTGCTGAAACTAGGCAGATACAAGATGAGATTGTAACTGAAGAAACATTCCTATTTAATGAAGCGTTGTCAGGTTCTTCTCGTATAACAGGACCTAATGTTATCGTGACAGTTGATAATGTACAGATCAGTGAAAATGCAATGAATGGACTTGTGCAAGAAGAGGATGAACCATTCACTATTACGGAAGCTGATTTTAAGCATGGTGATCACCTTGTCGTATTTAAAGGTGGTGCGGATAATCCACTATCAGTGAACGCGTGGGATGGTGTCGCCTTTGATGAAACGATTGAGAAGGCAGGCGGTGACGCTGGTGATGAAGGTGAAGATGTAAGTTGGTTTGTTGAGATTACTGATCCACTGGGTGCAAGTGAGGCTATTAACTTTAACAATAGCAGTGACCCATCACTAACGATTGTGACTGATATCATTGACTTCGGTAATCGTGGCATTAAATCATTAGAGTGGATTCATGTAGATTGGGACATGGATGCATCTAACATCACGACTGTTGCAATTGACTATCGTTATAAGAGTAAGACTGCTTGGACACGCAGTGCGTTTAAAGATTTAAATCAAGAGAACATGGCTTATATGGGATTGGCAGGTATTGAATTTCGAGTGGTTGTGAATTGTGAAGCATTTGCAGACATCATGCCAAATGGACCTATAACCGTGTCCTATAAACGAATTGATAAGAGGGGCATTAGAGGACTAGATGCTAATTAAACTTACGTTAGAGGCTATACAGGAAAACTGGGAGCCTATGAAGAATGTTATCGCCGACTCACTAGCACCAACAGTGTTCGGTAGTGAAGAACAAATTGAATATACCTATAACGCATTAATGCAGGATAAGATGCAAGCGTGGGCGATGGTAGAGAATAAGGAAATGGTAGCGGTTATGATAACTCACTTCACTGGTGAAATGGCTATTGAAGTTAGGAACTTATTAATACTCGCACTTGTATCACTTAAGCAACTACCTATTAAGGATAAGACATGGGTTGATACATATACCGTTCTCCGTGATTTTGCAAAGAAGCATAAATGTCATCGGATTGTCGCCTATACGAATGAAGGTGCGATTATCCATAGAGTTACACAACTCGGCGGAACTGCTGAGCATGTGTTATTAACGCTGGAGGTATAATATGGGTGGTGGTGGCGCTAGTTCGTCTAGTTATCCTGAGTATATAAGTCATACGCAAGAAGCGTGGCTGAAGGGAAATATTGGTAATGCTACTGAGATAGATGACTTATTTGATAGTGTTAGCATGAGTAGGCAATTGATAACAGCACTTGGTAATAATCCTTATACAGGTAATCCTAGTGCTGACCTATATGGTCCTTCAGGTGTATCAATCCTTACGCCTGCAATGCTGTCTGATGCGAATAAGAATGTAACTGATGCACTTGCATATAATGCAGAAGATATATTTGAAGCATCTATCACGAAGGCTATGGCTGACATTAGCATTGGTTTCGGTGAACCTGGTGCTGACGGTGAGTCCCTTAAGGATACATTTAATACACTTATCGATGAAGCGATTACAAAGGCAGGACTTGTTATGACTGATACTCATGACACTGTACAACCTATGATACAGGACTCCTTCAATACAATAAGGGCAGCGTTAATTGCACCTATGAAGGGACTCGTGAATAGTGCTACTACTAATAGTGATAACTTTCCAACTGTGATATGGAATGAGAACGTTAGTAAGATGCAGACACTAATTGGTGATGTACTGGAGACTGTGAAGAATAATGCTGACACAGTTATTGATAGTGCAATCGCAAAGGCACTTGTCATCGTGAATGATGCGAGTGGGCAGATTAATAGTGATGTAGATGCATTTGAAACTCGTACCATTAACAGGCATCAACGTTCGGTAGGTAGGTTCGCGGGGCAGATGAGTAATATGAATGCTAACATGACCAGTTCCTTCGCAATAGGTATCGCATTGCTTGAGAGTGATCGTGGTAGGGAGGTTAGTGAATATGAAGCAGGTGTTAAAGGAAAGATACTTGACAGTGTAATCGCAACGTATCCGAGCATTGCAACGGGAGATAATGCCACGTTGATAGGTGCGTATCGTGACTCACTTGCACAACACATCGACGTATTTAAGGTGCGATTCACTGCAACTGTTGAAAGCATCATGAATATGATCATGAATCAAGTTAAGCAGATTGCTGAGACGCAGAGGGACATTATCACGACTGCGCAAGATTTTGCGAAACAGCATGAAGCAGGGTACATGTCATCGTATAGTGCAATACAGGCTGCTCGTAATCAATATATCTTTGGTATGACACAGGTGCTTACACAATTGAAAGGTGCAGAGTTTAGTCAGAAGCAAGCCGCCTATGGTGGACGTATTGAAGCACAACGTATGATCTACGTAATTAATAAAGAGTATAATGATACCATTCTTGAACGGGAAGTACTTCGTTCCGATTATCCGATGCAGGTATATAGTCACGCAGGTAATTTACTCGCATCCAGTAGTGGTGCCGCAGTCGTGAGTAAGGGTCCTAGTAAAGGGCAAAGTGTAATGGGTGGTGCTGCTGCAGGTGCAAGCCTTGGCGCAACCATTGGATCGGTAATACCAGGTGTTGGTACTGCAATCGGTGGAGCAGTTGGTGCAGTTGCAGGTGGTATTGGTGGAGCAAGTGGTGGTTAATCTACATATTAAATTTAATAGGAAGGTTCAATTATGAGTGAAGTATTAACTCCAGATCAAATGGCTGCTATTGCTAAGAAGAGGGAAGACGAACGGCTAGCCGCGGAGAAGGCAGCGCAAACACCTGCTCCTGCTGATACTGGTGCAGTTGTCGGTGATACTACACAAACGCAGGCAACACCACCGCCTAATAAGACAGCGAAGCAAATTCAAGAAGCTGGTGACCTTATAGGTGCCCTTAATGATGTTGACCCTAATACTGGCTTCGGTCAGGTGATTGCAGGTGCTGCATCATCGCAACCTAATGAGACGGTAGATGACGTTATTGCGAATGCGGGTGCTGGCACTGCACCTCAACATACATTAGGACCTTCCCAACGTGCTGAAGGTGTGGCTCCAGTTCCTGGTGCTACTGTAGGTGCTATACAGGACTTACAACAGCAGAAGGCTGAGCAAGCAGAAGTAGCAGGAATAGTTGCAGGTGATAGTCCGCAACCTATTGCCCCTGAAGTTGGGAAGGGTGCACCTCCTCCATTCGTAGCGCCTACCGTTGAACAATCTTTTAGTCCTGATCTTATCGGTAGTCCTAATGCTACTGGTATACCTGCAGAACCAGTACCAGCACCACCATCAGGTGCAACACCGCAACTTAGAACTGGTGAAGTAGGTGCTGTTGAAGTTGGTGCCCCAGTGACTCCATTAACTGCTGAACAACAAGTTGGACAAGCAGCACAGCAGATAAAAGATAGTCCAGTTGGACAGGCTGTTGGTAGTGTGATAGGGGGAGCACAGGCAGTAGGTGGTGCCGTAAGTGGTGCCGTTGATGCAGTTGGTAATGCTATTACAGGTACAAATGATACTCTTCGTGATGCACCAGATCTCGGTGGACAAATTCAAGCTGAATCAGCAAGGAAGAAAGAGATAGCAACTATTGTGGCAGGTGATACTCCACAACCAATTGCACCAGACCTTGGTGGACCGCCGAGATTGCAACCACCTCCAGTAGGTGCAAGTGACTTTCCTCCACTTACACAGCCACAAGTAGTTCCACCTAATATTGGAACGCAACCTCCACCTAGTGGTGAAGTTGGTGCTACTGGTAGGGCTACATTAGGTGAAGCAGGTGTTAATACTGTATTAGGTCCTGATGGTGTGCCAGTAGAAATTGATGCAGGTGGAAATGTTCCAGCAGCTTTTGATCCCTTTGGTCCATTAGTTGGAGGTGAAGGGAGGAACGATTCTGCTAATAATCAACAGATCGCAGGTCAGACTCCTGAATCATTAGCAGCGCAAAGAACAGCTGGCGGGATACCTAAGGTTACATCTACAACTACACCAGTTACACCAGTGACTACACCTCCAGTTACACCTCCCGCAGGCGGTGGTATTCTTAGTAGAATCGGTGGAGCGATTGGTGGAGCTAAGCGTGCACTTGACAGTGAGGTAGGTGGTGGATCATTCGCTGATGTCGCTGGGCAACTCGCTGGTGCCATTTCTGGTGAAGATAGTGCAATCGGACGTGTTGGCGCAATCGGCTCACAGTTAGGTAAGGATAGAGTTGAGAAGGATATTGCAAGACAGTTGAAGGAAGGTGTAGCACCTGAAGATGTGAAAAGTGGAAGCGTCGGCCAACGTGGTGTGCAGAATGTGCAAGCACGGCAGACAGCAATTAAACAAGGTGCTGCTAACATTGAGAAGACCATCTCGGAGACTGGTGTCCTTGATGGTAAAGGTGCTACTGAGAGATTTAAAGCACTTGCTGAGAAAGATAAGCAAGGGTTATCGCAATATAAGCAGAGTATTGATCAAGCTAGGCAGGAAGCTGCTGACCTATTTCCAGAGGGTATAACACTTGACCCAAGTGGTAAGATTATATTCAAAGCAGGGAAGCAGTCGGAGGAGATTAGGGCTAAGTATAATGAACTACTCCAAGGCTTCGTTAATGCGAAGATTGAAAATGGTGAGATGGGTGCACAATGGGGTAAGATATCAAGTGTTGGTCGTGATGGCGCTGGGTCGAATAATGAAGCATTTACATTAGATGACGAATAGGATATACAATGTCTGAACTTGCAGTTAATGCTACTCCTGAAGTTAAGGAAGTAAAGACCAAGGTAATTGAACCTGTTAAAAAGGTAGGTGCTGTTGAGAAGACATTCAATGCCATGTCGGCTAAGTATGACATGGGAGATATGAATCTCGACACATTTCGTATTAAGATGCATAAGCCAGCGGCTCGTACGAAGGTGTATGAAGCTATGGCTACTAAGTATAGCATGCCTGACATTAATAACTTCGATCAACGACTTGCGGCTGATCTTGAGCCTGAGCACGTTGGTGCTATGCAGTCATTTAAGAATGCATTCATAAGAGGTGTAACAGGGCAAGCACCATTTGTAAGTCCTTCTTGGCAAGCAGCGGTGGGTGACTTTGAGGAATCAAGGGAACTTACACGGGTTGCTCAAGAAGAATTTCCTGTCGCAGAGCTCGGCATGACGGCTGAAGGTGCTACTGGATTTACTGGTAGTGTATTCGGAAGTGTAGCACCGCTTGGTGTAGCAGCCCTTGCACCTGGACGTATACTCACAGTACCACTCATCCTTGCTAACTACGGTGTGCAAGCGATGGGTGATGGTCGACTCATGATGGACAATGTTAAGAAGAATACTGGAAAGAGTATCAATCAATTATCTCGAGAATTTGGTAGAGAGGTTGGTGGAGACTTTGGTGAGAAGGTAGGTGGTGTCATTGGTAATGAGGCGTTGCTTGCACTCGGTTACGGTACAGTCGTTTACCTGTCTGAGCGTGTCGGTCTTAGTTTCCTAAATAAGGCAGCGAAGAATATAAGTCAGCAGGCACTTATTCGTATTGGTAAGACTGTTGGAAAGAAGAATGCCGCGCTGACAGCGAAGGTTATTGCAATTGAAGCCGCTAAGCAGGCACCTATCACTGGTGCAATTGAGGCAGTATCGGAAGGTGCTGAGGAGATAATGACTAGTGGGCTTGATGCTATATACAATCCAGATGCCCGTACCGCTCGTGAGTTATTAGGTGGCGTACCTCTTGCAATGGCAGGTGGTGCTATCGGTGGTGTGTTCCTCGGTGGTGCACTTGCAGGTGCAGTTAATCCTAAGATGGCGAAGATTGAAGCAGATGCACATATCATGTCAGGGGAGAGTACCGATGCTGAATTACGGAAGACTCAGATATACAAGGATAGGAAGAAGGAATTCCTAGATAAGTTACCGCCTGAACTTAAGAAGGGATATGATAAACTGAATCCCGATGACCAACTTGGACTAAGTAAGACTATCGATGAGAAGATAATTGCCACTGTGAGGGAGCAGGTTAAGCAGGAAGCAATCGTTAGTAATAAACAGGAAATGCAGGCGCAGATGGAAGCCGATGGTAACCTCGCGGCTAAGTATATGGGCTACGTCAGGAAACTTGGAGATTGGTTAGACGTGGAGACACCCTTTAAACGATTGAAGGCTCCACTCACTGGACTTGCTATTAAGTTACTCTACCCACGTATCGCCGCTAGTGACAATGCAAGTCAGGCATTTATTAAGACTGTATTTAAGTCATACGCGAAGCAGGGATTGAATGAACTTGACTCCCTTAAGATGATGAATGAGATACCCTTCCTTTATGAGAATAAGGCTAAGTGGAAACTACTGACGAAGGAACAGAAGGCTATTCATCAAGAGGCATTTAATTTATTAGATGGCTTCTTCAAAGGACACCTTGAGTCGTATGTTAAGAAGGGTGGATTTAAGAAGGGATTCATTGAGACTAAGACTGATGAGTTACTTGAGCAGATTCGTCTTGTGGAACAGAACCTTGACAGGCATAAGGCACGAGGGGAGAGTACGAAGAAGTTCACAACTTCACTTATTAAATTAAGGGCACAGTTGGCGAAGGTTAAGAATACTAACTTCGTACACATACCTAGTACCCTTTGGATAGACCATGCAACCACTGGTCGTAGTAATAAACTAACTGCTGATCAGAAGGAACAACTTCGTATACTTGGTAGTAAGAAGCGACACCTAGTTCGTCTTGCTGATATCATTAGTGATAAGAGGACTGGAATTAAGAAAGAAGATGTTAAGTTCTGGGACATTATAGCTCATTATGGTAGGCAAGCCGCGAAGGATGACGCTATCCTGACAATGTTTGAGAATGCTGAGAAGGAAGGTCTTGCAATTAAAGGTATTCGTACCGCAAAGGGTCACCTACAACAGCCATTTAAGTTGAAGAAGGATACGAAAGATAATAAGGCCATATACTTACAGTATGGGAAGACTGGAATTGGTAGTGAGTACTTTGTACATCCACTTATTAAGGATTTCCTTACACAGTTAACTGAGCGTGGAGAACAAACTAGTGGCTTCGGTCGCTTTATGAACCTGACGAAGATGGGGCAGTTCATTAATCCTGTATTCTTACCGATGTATGATGTGGTGCAAGGTGTCATGGCAGGCGCTATCGCAATCCATCATCCTATTAAAACTGTGAAGTACCTTCGTGAAGCATTTAATGACTTCGCGAATAAGACCCCTGAATGGTTTGAGGCACAGTATAATGGTGATAGATCCACACCTTATCCTAACCCTGTTCGAGATCATTATCAGATGGCGGAAGCCGCTGCCAGTATGCATGGTGAGATGGGCGTATTGGTAAGGGATTGGTTCCGTGCTGTCAGTCAGAGTATCGGTGGTGCTGTCACGGGTCGTGTACCTACTGCAACCAAGGGATTGGTGAATGTACTTAAGACCACGTATAACATGAGTTGGACTGCTGCTTGGACAATGGATGGTATTGTACGGCAGGTGACCTATCGTTACGGACTTGATCATGGTATGACTCCAATGGATGCAGCGCAATATGCCGCACGCTATCATGGTGATTACGCAGGTGTGCCTGCTGATACACGTCGTGCACTTAATAAGATATTCTTCACTCCCACGTTTAAGATTGCGATGGGGAAGTTATATACTAATATGATTAAAGCGCATGGTGAGCAAATGCTACCAGTTGTCAAGACACCTGAGGATGCTAAGTTTAATGACCTTGGACTCATGCGTACGTTCGCGATGGTTGCTGCTATGGATGCACTTATGTTAGCGATGGGATGGGAGAGGGATCAATTTGGCAGGCGTTATATTCGCAGGACTGCTGATGATATCCTTGGTGCTATTGATAGTGTGATTACGTGGAGTGCGCCTATGAATATGTTCTTGAAGTATTGGTTCCGTGCACAGGCTGCTTACGGACCTGAAGTTAACAATAGCTTTCAGAAGTTCATGAAGAGTAACATATGGGAGTTACACCCTGTTGGACGTGTTGCACTTGAGTTGGGAAGTAATAAGACTGCACGAGGGGAGCCTATTTGGAGTACGTTCGATTCATCTATGCAATACGGAGGTGTTCCTAATAAGGAGTTGAAGGCACTTTGGTACTTGTCACGAAATCTGGTTCCGATTATTAAGGCCATCCCACTTAGTAGTATTGAGGGAGTTGAAGACCCACGTGATCAGGAAATATTAGCGAAGGAGATTGGTACTGTTGCGGAAGGGATAAGACGTTGGTTTATGTTCACTTACACACGTATGCCTTTGGAAGTGCAGATTAAGTATAAGGAAGCAGGGTTGCTTAAGTTATTCCATGAAGACCTTAACAGGTTGACAGATGCGGCTACGAAGAAAGGGATACCACTTAGTCAGGAGAAGATACAAGAGTTGTCTGATAACTATTCACTTCGAGTGCAAGCGATGATTGCTAAATTGACAGAGGGTCGATATGAATATCCTGAGGCTAGTGATATGTTATCTACCGACCCTGAAGAGCCAATGTCTAATCGTGATCCTGCTACTCCTCCTTCGATGCTTAAATAGTTAGCAGTCTTGGCATGTATAAATATCAATATATCCAGGTTCACCAAAACATACTTGTCTTGTTCTAACTAATCGTTGACTTCCACAGTATTGACAGAACTTAACTTCTTTCTGTTTTGTCATAGGAGATGCTGTAAAGTGCAATGGTGTAGTATATTGATAACACTCACATAATATTGACTTTGCTGTAGATTGCCCATCCTCCCAATAAGGTTTATGACAGTTAGGGCATTGATTAATGTTGTCCATCTTCATCCTTTCCACCTTCATATTTAATTGAATAGGAAGGTTTAACGCCGTATGCTTTAATGAATTCTTTAATCCACTCACCACGTGGTGCAATGAATTCAAGTTCAGCCAATAAGTCACGGCATAACTGGCTTATTGGCTTTGTGCTATCAATCTTTATTACTTGTATCATTATTTCCTCTCCGTAGGGATGTGCCTTATAGTGACAGTACCCTGCTCTATATTCTTTATAATTGCAACTGTGCCTACTGCTTCAAGGGTGGCGACGACTCGATCTAGTGTTTCCTTATCTGCATCCCGCAACGTTAGTCGTAACAAGTCACGATAATCAATGTCACCCTTCTGCGCCACGATGTTCGTGACCTTACCCATCACCATGCTTATGTCACTAGTACCAACACCACTGAAGACGCGGGGCATCTTTATCTCCGTCCTCTCCAACAGGTCAATAGCACGATGAAGATCATCAGGTGTGATCATCATACTATCGGTGCGAGACGCATTTAGTATCATACATAACTTCAATACATGTGTAGGGCGACGACTGACGTATCCATCGAAGGCACCATCATCCTTGAATGGTGAATGCTTATCCTGCATCACGTACCAATCAATCCAGTGATCCATGAAGTCGCCAGTGAACTTGAAGTCGCCAGTCATCATACTTATCTGCTGTAAGTCAGCGAGGACATTCTCCTTCATATCCCTCTGCTTATCAGTGAGGAATGGGGCAGGGACTAGTTTCCCTTTCTTATCCTCGAATATGAAGATGATACGACTCGTAAGTCCACCACCGATGGCATCTTGTGGGAGTGTAGTCTGCAACAAGTCAGGCGTAGTTGCACCTATCATGTTAACGAAGACTCCAGTGATCTCATCCGTACCTTGCGACTTCGTTCGATACGTCCACTTGTCACGACAGTCGTACCAATCGGCGAGGTCAGCCATTAGTTGCTGGTTGTTGTAACCTAGGAACACTGTCAGTTCAGGACTGAAGATGGTCATACTACTGTGAAACATCATTACCTGTGTCTCGGGATTCGTAGTGTTGGTATTGGCCTTCTTCAATTCACGGATAAGTGCCTCACGGGTTATGCTTTCAGCCGCCATCTTCACGCCGATTTGTCGCAAGAGGTTATACCCAGGTCCCATCGCGGTGCCCTTACGAGTACGTCCACTGGAACCGACAAGCACGATGTACATATTAGGGTATAGTGTAATCTCACCCCAGTTAAGTACAACCTTCCTTTCAAGTACCGATGCAATGGCACTGATTGCAACCCACTCCTTAAATAAATGAGGTGGTTCACTGTTCTCCGTGAACTCCATGTAGGCGTCAATCCAATCGTCGAATCGTCTCATACGCTTCCTCAGGATTCATAGGGTCAGTGTCTACCATTTGGCCGAGGTTCAGGCCCATCTTGGTCTCAGCGGGAATTACGAATTGCGTTCCTCTCCACTCTAGTGGCGTCTCTAGTGATCGTTTAATTGCAAGGAGCATCGCAGTATGGTGGTCCCAACTAACGGATAGTGGGATTTGGAAGACGATACTATCATGCACCTGATTCATCAATGTAAGTGGAGCGAACAAGTCCTGGTTATCCCATATGTAGGATAGCCCACGCATGTTTATTATATCTGCTACTGTTGACTGAGCAGGGAAGGCATATGCGTCTTTGAATAGTTCATTGCCCCAGCGGTCTAGGAATCGTTGCTTGCGACCGAAGATGTTCTCCACAGTTCTATTCCTTGACAACGAGTCACGTACCCATTGATGGAAGCGACTACGGATATTAGGGTATATGGCGTGGTAGCGATTGACGATGTGCTTACCCTGCGCATCATTCATTTCGAACTTTAATGCATACGCCTTATACCCGAAATCGTAGTTGAGTGAGTGATTGCTGGTCTTACCCCAGTATCTTTCACTCTTCGTACCATTACCATAGGATGAAGAACCAGGTTCATCACTTATCATGTCAGGGTCTTTGTCGAACAATAGGCCAGCAGTCTGACGATGGATGTCCTTTCCATTCTCGAAGGCATCTATCATCATTGGTTCGTTTGCTAAATAGGCAACAAGCCTGTTCTCAGCCTGACTGAGATCAACTTCATAAGCCACGTACCCTTCATCTGCCAAGAGATATTTACGGACACTATAAGGTATGTTCTGCATGTTACCGCCAGTACCAAATATCGTCTTGCCAGAAGATAATCGACCAGTGCGCGTACCTGCAGGATTGAATGCTGATCTAAGGCGATCATCCTTATCGAATTCCATCTCATGATATGTTCCCTTCAGTTTACGAATCTTCCGCATTTCCTGAATCACACTTGCCTCCAGTACGCCTTTCCGAGCGAGCCTTTTCAAAGCCGTGTCGTCGGTAGTCATGCGTCCCTGTTTGAGGTAGGGTTTATGCTTCTTGTCAACGTAGAAATGTTGAATGAGTTGCTTCGGACTATTTGGATTTAGTGGATGACCGACGATCCGCTCAAGTTCCTCTTGAAGTATCGCCAGTTGCCTTTCATCCTTCTTCGCTTCTGCACGAAGGCCAGCCACATCAACCTTGATTCCATGATAGGACATGGAGACGAGTGATGGAATTATGTTCACCTGCCTACGATATGCCTCTGTATTACCCATACTCTTCAGATCATTCATGAGTGGATAGTATGATTCCAGTGTAACCGCACTATCCTTTGCATTGTACTTCCAAAATTGCATGTTCATACTTCCGTAGAAGCCGCCACTTGCCTTCCCTTCATCCTTGTAGTATGGTTCCTTCGTGTATATACTGGTGATGAAGTGAAGCCCTTTTGGAAAGTCGGGGTTCACGATGTTCTGTGCGATCATTGTATCTTCACAATTACTGACACGGATGCCAAGTTTTGTGTATAAGAACCATGCATCGAATGTCGTGTTCTGTCCAACATGCGATTGCATTGGGTCTTCAAGGACAGATGCAATGGCCTGCCATATGTGACCTTCTTGTTCCATCGTGAAGTAGTCCCCATCGTGCGTGAAGGGGATGCTTATGATGCGCATAGGGTCAGCGCAGAAGGATATACAGGATACCTCTTCGTTACTAACCTCGATGTCGAAGGCAACTACTGGCTCACTCTTCATTTCCATGAGGAAGTTCATACTTTCAAGGAACGATGGCTTCAAGATATAGGTACGAGGTACACTCCGAACCTCTGGAAATTCACTTTCTTCCATCACTCTACGCAAGTCGTGAGCGATATTGTAACGAAGGACGTAGTTCCTATTCGTACTATACAAGTCATTCAAGGCGATTACCTTTCTACCAGGCAGGAGTGTACTTTCATACACAGAACCACGGCGAAGTGATGCGCCCGTATGACCTGTTAATGCGTACAGTGCCACGTTTCCCATTGCTACAATTACATTAGCGTCGCAATATGCCATTTCCTCTTTGAGCATAGCAAGGTGTTCCTTGTATGCAGGCGTCTCGGTTGCACCTTTCCTTCCGAATTTAATCAGACTATCGGTGCGATTAGCTGGCTGTTGCGTCTTAATTACATTAGTCAGGTATACAGTTGACCTTGTTAATCCTACCTGTCGGAGTAGGTCATCGAACATCTCACCTGTTGCACCGAGGAAGGGTTGTCCCTTCGTTGCTTCCAGTACATTAGGTGCTGATCCCACGAATGCTATCTTCGCATCTAGTGGTCCGACAGAGGGGACGAAGGTCATAGTTGTTCCCACGTCTTATTAACAGTATCCCAACGTATCCAAACTATATGATTCTCTCTATCCCTATCAAGAACTGGAACTGCAACTGCATGCTTCTTTATAATCATACCGCAGAATTGAGCAGGTGCATCTACTATTGACTTGTAAGACCACCCGTTTGGAAGCCAAGAATATTTCCAGTCACCGCCTTCTTTATCGGTATGTATATAAGGCTCCAACTCAATCCCCATCTGTGGCTTTACTGCGATAGCTCTTATATCGTCCAGGTAAACCTGAACGGACTCGCAAGATGTAACTGTCCCTGTATGTTTCTGTGAGTTCATATCCGAACCCTTTCATTTTTAAGTTTGATGCGGCCAGTAGGGTATTCCCACTCCCGAGGAAGGGTACTAATACGCGTGACCCTTCATCACCAAATGTGTGGAGAATTTCCTCTATCAATTCAATCGGCCTTTCGGTCGGATGGTGCTTACTCTGCCCTGCTATCGGCTTAAAGTTGAATACATTAGTTCGCGCTTGGCTAATCGTCGGCCGTCCCTTCCGTGCGTAGAAGAACATCTCATACGCATTGCCGAGGTTGACGTCGGGATGCTGCGATTGGCCAGATGGCTTAGTCCATATACCTGCCATGCGATGACCCTTGAGGCCATGCTTCTCTAATAATTGGTAGATGGTTTCAAACCAAGGCTCAGGTGCGAACCATAGGATAAGCCATGCGTTAGTATTCATAACGCGAGTACATTCCTTCAGCACGTTATCAAGCCACTTCTCATATCCACGAGCATCTATCTCATTGTAGTCACTGCTCGCAAGGCCATCGGTGTCACTCTTCTTAATCTTCTTAAGATTGATGCCGTATGGTGGGTCTATCTCAACGATGTCAACACATGCGTCGGGGACAGTCTTTATTCCTTCGAAGAAGTCCTTCAAGATGTACGCATCACTTAATTCCTTATGATACTTCTCAATAGGCACACCTTCAGTTTCTGCTTCCATTCTCTTCGCTAATTCAGCAAGGACAATCTGCTCCATTGCTTTGTTCATTAACTTCTTAGCCTGATGCTTACTATCTGCTTCTGCAATCTCAGGCATCACTTCAATTACCTCAGCAAGTTTAAGGTCCTGTATAAAGGAACTGTAGTTCTGTCCAGTTAGCTCTGCACTGTCATGCTTACTCCAACCGACATCTTCTACTTTCCCTTTCTTAGTTGTAGTCTTCTCACCATACATTTCAACTTGCAATTGATGAATACGACGTTCGAGGGATACTTGCTCTTGCCACGTTAGATTCTTCCGTGCAAGGTTCTCAGCGAGTTCGATAGTACGACGTTGAAGGTCATTGAGTGCAGGGTATATGCGAACTGGGATATTATCCTTCCAGTCCATACTTGTCAGTGCGGTGAAGCGACGACCACCTGCTAGTAATAGGTACTTACCCTTCTCATCAGTCTCCTCAACTGCAAGTGATTGAATGATACCATTGTTTGCTATATCCGCGCAAAGGTCAGGAATGTCGCCGTAGTCTTCACGGAAACGAGTGCCCTTGTTAATCTGATGTAATTTGACTAGATCAACCTTCTCCTTGAATTCGTGTATGTGAGCGGTAGGCTTACTCATCATTCCCCCTTCATCTGTGCTAACATAGCAGTGATTGCAGCCTTATCCATCGTGGCTGCTTGTTCCTTCGCAGATAGTTTGACACCACTCTGCGTAGTCGTAGTCTTCTTCTTCCTACTCTTATGGGTTCTACGATTACTTCTTATCTCATTTAACAAGGCGTGGAGTTCTTCTGTTGACTCCATCTCACTGACACTCTTTTTGAATGTAGTTAAGTCAGTCATGTGCTACCTCCGTTAATAAGTCAGGATACTTCTTACGAAATTCCTTGACAAGTTGTACACCACTCTTATCAACTGCGTCAATGCTATCGTTGACAACGAAGCGCATGTTCATAAGGTTCACAATGTCACAGAGTGTTTCAACTGTGGTGTTATCAGTCGTCAGCGTTACCATCTGTAACTGTATTAGGTGTGCCATGTTCCTCCTTCCCAACAAAATGTTCTGCAGATACTTTACCTGCTAATATCAATCCAAGTATTCGTTGATGTTCACCTGGACTTGCCTTCAATAGTTGCATCAATGACTTCACAAGGGGCTCAAGTACTTTACTCTTAAGCCCATGTGGAATCAAC